TGATGAAAACAGACGCAGCGCAGGAATCCCCGATTTTTACGAACGGTGCGCTGAAAATCGACTATGCGGCAGGCTGCGCATATCTTGACGGTGCAGAACTGCACTTGACGCCCATCGAATACAAGCTGTTGTGTCTGCTCTCAAAAAATGTGGGCAAGGTTCTGACCCACACCTACATCACACAGCAGATTTGGGGCAGCAGTTGGGAAAACGATATTGCTTCTCTGCGGGTGTTCATGGCGACCCTGCGCAAAAAGCTGGAACGCGGAAAAGACGGGCCGCAATACATACAAACGCACATCGGAATCGGCTATCGGATGCTCCGCGTCGAATAGCAGGGAGGCTTTCAAAAAATCTATGAATCATCATGCTGTTGAAAAACCCTCCGTTACCGCGCAGTATGGTGTCAAGCCTGCTGCTTCTGCTGCAGCGAAAATGGCAGCCAAGCAAGAGGAGCTTGTCGCACCCGACGTTAAGGATGGCTCCATTGTTCTGCACAAAGCATTCGGAGAAGGTACGGTCACCAAGATTGACAAAGCGCAGAAACACATCCGTGTCACCTTTGGTATTGGCGAAAAGACATTCATCTTCCCGGATGCCTTCAAGCAGGGCTTCCTGAGAATGAAGGGAGAGTAATCTATGCCGGAAATATTCAGTAATACAACTTTGACGGTCAATCAGCTCATAGAAAAGATTGACACGGGCGAACTCGGACTGCCGGAATTGCAGCGCCCCTTCATCTGGAAAGATTCAAAGGTTCGTGACTTATTCGATTCCATGATGAGAGGCTACCCCATTGGCTACCTTATGCTGTGGGAGTGTCCGTCTCTTGATAAGAAAAAATCCATCGGTGTCGATGTCCACAGCTACGACTCACCCAAAGAAGTCATCATTGACGGTCAGCAGCGTTTGACTTCGCTCTATGCCGTTATGAAGGGCAAGAAGGTTATCAACTCAAAGTTCGATGAGAAGAGTATTGTTATCTCCTATTGCCCGCTGCAAAACAAATTTGAGGTTGGTTACCAAGCCACGAAGAACGACCCAGAATGGATTTATAATATTAGTGACCTGTTCACTTCCACGAACACCTTTAAGTTCATCGGTGATTTCATCAAGAAACTGGGTGACTATAGATCCACCAAAGGGTCCGAGCTTACAGATGAAGAACAGGGCTTAATTGCGGATCGCATCAACGGTGTGGTCAATCTGAAAAGCCATACGCTTCCTGTGTTCGACATAAAGTCCACTGCAGAGGAAGAGGATGTCTCTGAAATATTCGTCCGTGTAAACTCTGGTGGTGTTTCTCTGAAACAGAACGACTTCATCCTCACCTTGTTGTCCTTGTATTGGGATGATGGACGTCGTGAGATTGAGCAGTTCAGCAAAGACTCCACCGCTCCGGCAAAAGGTAAAACGACCTCTTACAATCAGCTGACCACCGTGTCAGCGCAGGATGTCATCCGCGTTGTTATGGCATATGCATTTGACAGAGCACGTTTGAAGTATGGCTATAAACTGCTCCGAGGTGCCGACTTTGATAAAAAGGGTGCCGTGGATGATAATCTTCGTGTTCAGCGTTTCAATACTCTCAAGGAGAAACTACCGGATGTCCTCGACGTACACAGCTGGCATGAGTTTATCAAAGCCATCATGAACGCAGGATATTTGTCCGGGGATTTGATTCTGTCTGGCAACGCAATATTCTACACCTATGCCTTGTATTTGATTGCGAAGCACCGCTTCAATGCATCGTATAACGAGAATATGCACCTTACCTCGCTGTGGTTCTTCTACGCTTCGCTCATTTCGCTGTACACGGGCTCCTTTGAGTCTACGGTAGAAAACCATCTGAATACCATCAAAAGCCTCAAAACTCTGGATGAGTACAAGGAGTTCATCCTGTCCAGAGTAAACGAGCGTTTGACGAATGACTACTTTGACATCACCCTGGTCGGTTCGGAGGGCCTGGCTGTTTCGGGACGAGGTAATAATGCATGGAATGCCTATGTGGCATCGCTGAACATTATGAACGCAAAAATCCTCTTCTCCAAGAGCAATCTGCTTGTGTCAAAGCTGTTCGAGCCCGGAACAGACGGTAACCGCAAGTCTCTGGAAAAGCACCACCTTTTCCCAAAGGCTTACTTGAAGTCCCAAGGATACTCTGATGCGAAGATTAACCAGATGGCAAACTACGCATTCATTGACTGGAAGGACAACATGGACATCCTGGATGATGCTCCGTCTGTGTATTATCCGATTGTCTGCGCCGGATTGTCTGACGAGCAGATCCGTGTTATGGAAGAGGAGAACGCTCTGCCTCACGGTTGGGAAAACATGGCCTACGAGGACTTCCTGATTGAGCGTAGGAAATTGATGGCGGCAAAAATCAAGGCAGCCTTTGAGATTCTGAAAAAGGCAGCGACTTGAGCGAGACCACATTATAAATTCCCACACCTTTTATCAATAGGGAATGCTGTAAATCAACGATGATCTCTGTAATTCAACGAATACCCCACTAAATCAACGTTTGCCCTTGTAATTCAACGATTTATACTCTTTTAACGATTATGAGGACCACAAGAAGCCCGTAAAGGCCCTCAAAGGCAAAAACCCGACCAGGAAAACAACCTGGCCGGGTTTTCTTTTGGGGCCGCTGGGTGCAAAAGTGCCGCAAACACTCCGTTTTTGCCAAAAAGTAAGAACCGTAACCCCGATACGCTTTGTATCAAAATTACGGTTCTTATTTGGCGGAGAGTAAGGGATTCGAACCCCTGTGGCGTTGCCGCCTAACGGTTTTCAAGACCGCCCCGTTATGACCGCTTCGGTAACTCTCCGGATATGCAGATAGAGAAACAAGACGCCGAAATCGGCGTCTTGTCTTTGGCGGAGAAGGAGGGATTTGAAGCCTTTAAAAACGTCGATATATCAGCATATAGCCGTCGCGGTGTGTAGATGCTGTGTTCAGCATATAAGGAGAGTTTACCGCCCTCCCTTCCGCGCGGCTGGCTTTATTATAAGTTCATCCTCCGCTTTTGTCAACCGCCATCACCTCGGCAACCAGAGCGCCCCGGCCGTCCTGCTTGTGCCCGTCGGGAGACTGTTTGTCACTGTCCCGCTCTCCAGCCTTGCCCGCACACTGCTTCCCACCGAAGTGGAGTACGGGTTTTTATACGGCTTCCAGCTCTTGTTCTGGATCTGCCACAGCGCCGCGCGCTGTTCCTGCGTCAAGCCGCTCACGGAGTCAATCGCCGCTTTTGCCATGCCTGCGTTCAGAGATGTCTTGCCGTACTTTTCTTTGATTCCCTCCGTCGCCTCATACACTTCGACGTATTTCTCTGCCGGCACGTTCCACTGGCGCACCGCCGAGAATTTCACGGCGATGGAATCCGGCATGATCGCCTGTACGGCCGCCGCTGCCGTCGCATCGGAAACGCCACTGTCAACGATTGCTTTGTATTTCTGCATAGCTGTCACGCTGTCCGCGCCTTTTTCCGGTGTCAGTGCTCCAATCGTGCGTGCGAGTGTTTCCGCCTCGCTCGTGCTGACGCCCGCTCCGGTGATTTTCTCATATGTTTCGGCCTTTGCCTGCACACCGGAGTAAAACACAAGATTGCTTTTCACGGCCGCCTTCTGCGCGTCGGAAAGGTTCATGCGATCCACCTCCGCCGCAAACTCGACCGCCTTTACGGACGCTTTCTCGTCGTCCCGGTTGATCCGGTCGTAAACGTCGTAGCAATCCATGATGCTGTCCCACGACATTTTTTCCGATCGAAGCGCACTGAACTTCACGTCCTTTCCGTCGCCGATCATGGCCGAATAGATCTGCTGTTTGTATCTGTCCGGCAGATCCGCGTTGCGGATCACGTCGCGCTTCGCTTTTGCCGCCGCCTCCGGGTCGTCGTCATCCACGCTGCGCACGGCCTGCATGGTTTCGTACACTGTCTTTTTATCCGCCCCGCTGGCGACGATATCCCGATACGCCTGCGTCTGCTTTACGGTCAGGCTTCTGTCGCCGGATGCATAGAACTCGTTCGCGTCCTGCGTCGCATTCGGCCCAAACAGCACCATCTGCGCGCCTTTCAGCAGGCCCTTCGGCCCGCTCGTGTCCACAGGATACTTCAGCCGCTCGGAGTCTCCATACCCGGAATATGCACCGCCGCGCACAAGCGCCTCGACGCCCTTGCCGGTCTTGTATATCTGGTTTCCCATCGGCAGCCATGTCTTCAGCTCCTTCGGTGCGTCCTCCGCCAGCTTCTGTGCTGCTTCTTTGCGCGTGTCTGCGTCTTTGCCAACGACCATTTTTGCGACATCCGCTCCCGTTTTCAACGGGATAGTCGGCAGCGGCATGTTGCTGTCACTCGCCCCTACCGCAGACAGCGCGTTCGACAAGAACGGGATGTCGCCTGACGCCGTGTATCCAAGCTGTTTCGCGGCCGCCTCTGTGTCAAAGCCTCCATCTGGTTTTTCTGTTCCAAGCCCACGTTCTCCGGTCGCCGCCTCCAGCGCGTTGTCCAATGCCGTCAGCAAGTACTTGTTTGTGCTCAGCCCCTCGCCTGCGCCGATAGCGCCGGTCACATATCCGATCACGTCAAACGGCGCCGGCGTGCCTCCGTAGATCCATTCTGTCAATCGGTTGAATAGGAACGCTTCCAGCAGGTACTTCATCGCCAGCCCCGCAAACTTCTTCACGGCGACGTTCTTCCCCTGCGTCTTCGCCATCGTCTGATATTCCATCGGCAGGTCGTGCGTGATATGGCTCCATGCATTGGCAACCTCGAGCTGGAATGTTGTCAGCACCTTCTGGCTCAACCGGCTACCTTCAAACGCCATCGGCTTCGCGCCCTGGATGCGGTTGCCCACCATTCTGCTGGCATATTCATCCGCCGCCCTCATTGCTTTCTCATTCGTTGCGCCGTTTTTCACTTCCTGCAGGTATTTTGCACGCACGATCACGCGGCTTGCCACGTCGTCCACCGCTGCGAACGGGATGGCGGCGACGTCCATCACCTTCCCCAGCCCTTTAGTCTCCGTCAATTGGTCAATTCCTCGCTTGCCGGTCAGGAAGTCGCTCGCGCCCTCCCATCCGTCCGCCTTCGTCTCCCCGGTCACGATGTCCCGGACAGCTTCTGCGACATTCCCCGCTCCAACTTCTGCCGCCAGCATCGGGATCTGTGCCGTCTGATTCAGCGCAGATGACAGGTTGCCTACGATGGTGCTTTCTCCGAAAATTTTTGTCAGCTTGTTGCCGATATTTAGAGCTGTTCTTCCCACCTCGTGCTCTATTGTGCGATCTCCTGTCGTCCGTTTTCCTGCCAGCTTGTTCGTGTAGTCATCCAATACGGACACGAACTGCCCGTACTTCGTCATTCCGTTTATGTTTTCAAACAAGCTGTCGATGTATTTGCCCAGTGCCGCGTCTGCCTGCTCCTCCGTCAGGCGCGTGCCCTCCGCGATCCGATCCGCTGATTCCAGGAATCCGATCTTCTGCTCCAGCGATGCATTGTGCATTTCTCTCGCCTGTGCGATCCGGTCGCTGATCCCGTCCCGCGCATACTTCCCACGAAAGTATTTGGACATTTCGCGCAGCTTCATGATGTCGTCCGTGTGGTATAGGACATTCGCCATGTAGTTGACGTAGGATTCATAACCGCCTACCGCATCATATTCCACGTTATCGTTGCTCGTTTTCGTGCGTTCAAGGAAGTACGGGTTCCACTGCTTTCCCGGCCGGAAGCTGTCCGTTCTGCCCGCGATGGCCGTCGGCAGCTCCGACACCTGCGCGTCGATCCCAATCAGTTTCAGGAACTTTGCCGTTCCCTCCTGCGCCTTCTCTGGCTGCATGTGCGGGGCGTATCCCTTCACATATCCGATCGGATCATACCCATGGCTCACAAGGAATTCGTTGATCAGGTCGTAGAATTCGTTATAGGCTTTTTTGTATTCCGCCGCCGCTTCTTCGATTTTATTTGCGTCCACGTCCGCGTCCTGCAGCCGCGCCTGCGTGTCCAGCCACGCCTTGTATCGCTCCACGAGCTCCATTTGCTCCCGCGGAATGTTCATTTCCGCAGCGGTCTTCTTCACGTCCGCGCTCGTCGCCGCATCCGCCACGCGCTTTCGCATGTCCGGGTCCAGCTTGCTCATCTGGTCCGCCACCGCGGTCCCTTCGATCACTCGCTGCACCAGCGCGCTCTCCGATTCGCTCAGGTCGAACCCGCGCACACGGTCGAACATACGATTCACGAAACGGATCTTTTCTGCGGAGTTTTCGAGGATCGGGTCGAAGATCTCTTCGTTGATTTTCTTTCCCAGTTCCTTCCCGAATGTTTTCTCCGCGTTCCGCTGCATCGTGTTCGCCTGCAGGCTCAGCGCGCCGGGGAGTTTCCGGTCATCCGTCGTTCCGAACAGTTCCTCCAGCTTCCCCTGCCACTGCCGCTGCGCGGCGTATTTGCGGCTCCGGATCAGTTTTCCCGCGTAGTCGTTTTTCGCCATGTAGTAGTACGCGAGCTGCGTCACCTTTTCCTTTGACATGGTCGTCGGTATCTGCTCCGCCGTGTACGTTCCGCCCACGATGTTCCCGGCGCTGTCGAATGATGCCCCTTTTGCGATTCCCTGCGCAAATTCTTTCTCTGCCGGTGTCGGGTTCAGCTCCCGGATTTTCTTCTCGATGTCCCGGCTCGCCTTTTTGGCGTATTTCGCCTCTGTTACAAGGTCGTCCACGTTCGTGATAGGCGCAAACGGGTGGCTGATCTTCACGCCCATCTTTTCCGCGTGCGTGCCCGGCTCCACAGGGTTGTCTCGCAGTTCCTGCCGCTTCGTCTCGTTCTCCTGTGCCTCGCGCATCACGCGCGCGTTTTCTTCCACCGCCGATCCGCTCGTGTTTTCCCCGGTCAGCAGTCCGTGCTCGCGTGCGTAGCTCTCTGCCGCGTTCTGTGCGCCCTCTCTGGCCTGCTCCTCAACGGTTGGCAGTCCCCGCACATCTGCAAAATTGTCGCTTTCCTGCACGTTTGCCGTGCTTGCAGCCGGTCCATTCACAATTTCCGCCTGATTTTGTGACTGAACTTGCTGAATTTGCGCATTTTGTGATTCTGCCGCTCGCTTGATGGTCTCGCGCTGCTGTGCCTTGGTTCCGGCCAGCGCCTCGCCGGTCACAGTTTCAAATGCTGTCCGGAGCTCGGCATTTGCAAGGATCCTCTCCGCCTTGCTGTTCGTCACCTCGCCGCCCAGCAGTTCCCGCACCTGCGACTCCGCACTCACCTGCCCCATTGGCAGCTCGCGTGCTTCTGCTGTCTGCGTCTCCACGCTTGTCTGCTCCGCTGGCAGTTCGCGTACTTCCGTCACCTGCGCCGCCTTCGCTGGATTGTTGGCTTCCTGCTTGTTTTCCTCAACGGTCTGCGCCTTCGGCAGTTCCCGCACGTCGGCCTGTACGTTCCCCGCCGCTCCGCGCGCGAGCCCTGCGGCTTTTCCGACGATCGTCTGTCCTCCGCCGAGGATGCCACCGACGGTCATACCGAGTCCGAATTCCTTCGCGCCCGTCACGGGGTTGAGCACGGCGTCCTCATCTTTCGTCGAAAACACCTTGTTCCCCTTGTTGTATGTCAGGTTCTGCAGCGCGCGCTCCAGCACGCCCTGCACAACTTCCTCCTGACCTTCTTCCGCGGCCGACTTGATCCACGATTTCAGCGCGCTCTCACTCACCTGCAGCTCACCCGGCAGCTTCTGAATACCGCCGCCCACTTCGACCGCCGCGTTCACAAGCCCGTTGGCCATGGCAAACGCATTTGCTTCCCAATCCGATGCGCCGTCCGCTTTTGCGTTCTGGTAGTTCTGCCCGGCCACCTGCGAGAACGCCAGCCAGAAGTTTGGATCTTTCGCCATCGCCCGTGCCATCTGCTGCGCAGTGACTGCCGAAGTTTTCGCGTTTCCGACGATGCCCGGCAGTGTCGCGGCAGCCCCTGCTCCACCTGTTGCAAACTGCGCTTCCGCACTCCCGCCCATTGTCATCATCGCCATGATTGCCTGCGGCAGTGCCGCCACGGTCGACGTGCCGATCTCGTCGGCGATCTTCTGCCCCTTTGTGCCATTCTGCATGTTTTTTCCGTAGTATTCCTGCGCGGCGTCCGCGATCTGCTGCTGCGCCTCCGCCAAGTTGGAAAAGGGGTTGTTCTCCCAGCCCAGCTCTTTCAGCGCGTTTTCCGGCAGCCATCCGAGCGTCTGCGCAAAGCCGTTCGCCGCCTGTGTTATCCCCTTCCACAGCACGCCCTGGCCCATTTTCTCCTCATCGGGTCGCTCCGCGACTTTCTCATTTTCAGCCCATCTCTGGATGTCCGATGCGTCCCACTTTCCTGCAGCCTGCTTTGCAAGATCCACTGCGCCTTGCTCGAGATTTTCCGCAGTGTCGATTGTCTTGTCAAAGACCGTCCTCGGCAGGTTGCCAATAGCGTTCAAGTATTCCTTCGCGTCCTTCGTGCCGAGCTTCAGGTACTCGCCGAATGAAAGCCCCTTCGGCAGCTCCGGGTTCTGCGTTTTCTTCTGTTTCTTTTTCTCGTCGAAATGCATCGTCGCGTAATGGTGCACCGGCTCCGCCGCCTTCGCGTTGAACGTCTGCATAAACTTACCGGTTGAAAGTGTCCCCCCCGACGCAGGGGGCCCGCCCGCCCCCTGCGTCTGCGTTTTCTGTGTTCCTTTCTTCAGCCCATACTTCCGCATGAACTCGCCCGTCGACATTGCCATGATGTGCCCCCTTAATCTCTGTACTGGTACTTCAGCCGGATTGCGCTATCCCTGGAGATCAGGCCGTCTTTTTTCGCCTGGTCGATCTGCTCCCGGAGCTGCTTGTTCGTCCACCCAGACTGCTGCGCCTCAGCCAGCTTCGCCACAAAGTCGCCAGATGTCCAGTCCTGCGTCTCCTCGGTTTCTTCCTGCGTCTCCGCCGGTGTATAGCTGTAATCGCTGTAGCTATAACCCCCGCCGCCGCCCGTGCTTCTTGTGCTGGTGCTCGCCGCCTTCAGCGCGTCATACTCTGCCTTCATTGCCGCGATCTGCGCGTCCGTATACAGGCGGTTTCCGTTGCTGTCCGTCACCTTTTCATATCCGGAGAAGTCTCCGTACTTTGCCAGGTTGTCCGCCGCCGCCAGTGCGTAGCTGATCTCCTGCTGTTTCCTTTCCAGCTCCTGCTCCCGCTCGTAGTTTCGCTGGCTCTGCAGCCCGCTCATGATGCTGCTGTAGTTGGTCAGGTAGTTGCTGCGCGCCGTCTGGTCAGCCTGCGATTTTGCGATCTGCCGCTGCAGCTCCGCCTCGTTCCCGGCCACATCCAGTGCCGTCATCGCGCTTGCGCGGCCGCTCTCATTGTCCCGCAGCGCCTGTTCATAGGTCAGCCGGTTTTTCAGCAGCGAGCTTTCCGCGGTGCCGCCCGTATATCCCGCCCTGGCCAGCTGCTCCGGAAGCGCTCTCTGCTCCTTCATCATGTCAATGTAGAACTGCCGGTCTGAATTGTCGTATTTCTTCTTCGCTTCCTCTTTCTGCTGCTGGAGCTTCAGCATCGCAAGCTCGGTCTGCTTTGCGCTCTCCGTCTCGTTCGCGCTCAGCTGCTGCTTCAGCTGCTCCTGCAGCATGTTCAGCGCGCTCTCGAGGTAGCCGGTCTCCTGAGCCTTTTCCGCCGCCGTCCGGTATCCCCGCTCCAGCTCTGCACGCTGTGCGTCGTCGTAGTCCGTCGCGTATTTCTGGTAGGTGTATTCCGGCCTATACTGCGTCATGCCCTCGCCCGCGATCTTCTTATTCCGCTGCTGCTCGTAGTAGGCTGCAGCGGCGTAGTCGCCGCTTTTCGCCGCCTTCTCTGCCATGCCGGCGTAGTCTGCCCCCACGTTGTAGCTCGGCGTGTATCCGCTCTCGAGTCGATCCATTTCATCCTGCGTGTACTGCTTTGCATACTGCGCGTACAGGCTCGACGGGCTGTAGTCCATGCCCTCCCCGGCGATCTTCTTGTTCCTCTGGCTCTCGTAGTACGATGCCGCACCCATGTCGCCGTCCGCAGCCGCTCGCTGCATATATTTTGCATAGTCCGTGTCCTTGTTGTAGCTCGGTGCAACGATGCCGGTCTTTTTCTGCCCGTTTTCGTCGATGTAGCTGGTGGTCTGCCCTGCGTCCATAGTAGCCTCCTTATTGTTTTCCCCGCCGGGTTCTCCGGCGGGGATGCTGTTATTTCTCTTTGTCCGTTTTGTCCTTCAGCTTTGCCAGGCAGTCCGTCAGAAACTTCGGCACCGGAGCGCCCAGCCTCGCCGCATTTTCTGTGATACTGCCCAACTCCGTCACGATGTACCAAATCGCCACCAAAGGCAAGAAAGCCGTCTTATATGTAAACGGCAAGTCAAAACCCAAATCACCATAATTAATAATCGCCGACAGCGCCACGTCCAGCAGCAGTGCGACCAGCATGGCCACGATGCTGCCTAACTTGTGCCACAGGCCGGCACGCGCTACGGCACTGTCCCACGATCCGGTCGACAGCGCCGCCCACGATCCGGTCGCATAGTCCAGGATCATCGTGATCAGCCATACGATCACGAGCCAGCCTGTCCACCCCCAGAAAGCCGTCATTCCGGCCAGTACGGCCGAGATAGCCGCTTTCAGTTCCATTGCTTTACTTGGTGCATTCATATGTGTTCCTCCATCATTTGTTTTCATCGATCATCGCCTGCGTAACCAGCAGCGTGCGCAGCATATCCAGTGACAGATCCAGCTTGCCGCCGCCAGTACCGGCCAGTGCGCCGCGATCCACCAGACGCTGCACGCCCGCCTGCGCCCAGCCGGGCATGTCCTTGATCGTCTCGTACCGGGGGTTGCGTGCCGCTGCGTACTTGGCGCCGACCACAAGGCCACGGATCATATCCATGGACAGATCCAGATTGCCGCCGCCCACGCCGCCGAGTGCACCCGCATCCACCAGCGCGCGCACCGTGTCCTGCGCCCAACTCGGGACTTCCTCGATCGTGTTGTACCTCACCATGTCATCCTCGTCCTCCTCATTCTCATTTTCGTTCATTGCCTCGGCGACGTCGCGCCGAAAGCCGTCCATCGTGTAGCCACGGCCGAGCTGCCGCCACAGGTGCTCCGGATCTGCGTGATCCGTGCCAATGCCCATCGCGCTCGCCTCCGCGTGCGAGATGATGTCGCTGCGTGGGTCAAGCCCAAACTGCGTGCAGAGCTGCGCAAACAGCGCGACCGCCGTGTTGTACGTGCCAGTCACCTGCGCGATTGCCCGCTCCCAGTCGGAGCACACAAATGTCGCGCCGCCGATGTAGCGGATGCAGTCCGGCTCAGTCATTTCCACGCCGATGCTGTATGCGTTCGCCGCGCCGACATGGCAGCAAAGATAGTCCCATGGCAGCACCTGATACACCGTGCCGTCCGCTTGCAGCACGGCGTGCGCAAAATACCGTGCCGTCTGCCATTGCCGCGCAAATACGGCGGCGCTCGGCTGCGGACAGCCCACGCTGTGCAGCACCAGCTTGCGCACCGGGATCTTTGTGGGATTCCTATACCTCGGGTTCTGCGTCACAAATGCCTCAACAACATTCACAATATTCACCTCATTCACCTCATTCACCGCTGACTGAGTCGATAATTCTTTCCCGCCTCGATCGCGGTCTTGTCCGATTTCACCCACAGGCCGTTTGCCTTCCGCCACACCGCAGCGGCCTGTATCTGCGCCCCTGCGCGCTTGATGTAGACGCCTGTACCGGTCGGCGCTGCTTGCGTCGCTTTGGCGTACAGCGTCAGATCCGCGGCCGTGGTAGTGTACGACAGGCTTGTGCTGACACGCTGCGTGCACGCCGCATCACTGTACCATCCGTCAAACGCCGCGCCAGCCGCCAGCGTGGCCGTGAAAGTCACACTGTCACCGTCCCACGGTTCCGCATCCGATACGGTCGCGGATGCAATCCCGTTCCCAACCGCGTTTGCAGCACATGAATATCGGTTAAAGTACAGGGTAAGCTGCCCGAGCGAGCACGCGGCGGCGATGAACACGTTGTTGATGTGCAGGTGATACCGGATCGTTGTCGCCGATGTCGCCCCAGTGATCGCCGTGCTGGTAAGCCCGTCCTGCTCGCCGACCTCGTCCGAACACAGCACCTTGTGCACCTCTACGCCGCCAAACTCTAACGCGCAATAATTGCTGCGGTTATTGATGGACGCACCGCAAGCGATACGGCTGTCTGCCTTTACCGGGCGCGCCTTTGCATTCGGAAACAAAACAGCTTTTGCCGCATCATTGAAGATTGCATAGCCGGATCGTGCAGTTGACTTGATGACAACGCCGTTTCCGTATGACTCGACACCGATCGCACAGTTGTCTGCCGTCAGATACTGCTTTGCGTTGTCATATACGATCCTGATCTGCCGACCCTCGACCCTCATCCGCCGTCACCTACCCGGTGCGACGCCACGCTTCCGTCGGTCCTGTAGTAGTACACGATCATGGCGTTTTCTACGTCCTCGAACGCGAACACCTGATGATACAGCGCCCCGTCGTAAAACCAGATCACTTTGCTGGACAGAATGTACTGTACGATCTCGTCGATGGTGCTGTCCGCCGTCAGGATCAGCATATAGTCCCCGCCGACCTCCTGCGCGGCCGGTGTGATGGTGTGATAGATCAGCTCGTTCATATGTCACCCCAAATCCAGATAGATGTCCCCGTCTGCGCCGAGGCTTGCGTCCGGCGCGCCCGAGCCAGTATGGATGGTTGCAAACGCCAATGCGCCGGTAATGGCGTTGCCTGCCTTGTCGTGCGCGGTCGTGCCAGACAGCAGCGCGTCCGCCGTGACCGTATCGGCTGTCAGGTCGATCAGCGCCCTGCCGTCATATACGATTTTGCTGACCGCCATATCGTCACCCGATCGTCACGGTCGTTCCGCCCGCGGGGTTCGCGGCCTCCGCGTAAGGGATCGCCGCGACCGTCACGCTCGACAGATAGTCATAGCCGCTGTCCGGCGGCACAGCCTGTGCGGTCGTCTTTGGCGTGGCGCTTTTGGCCTGCGCCTTGATCGACGCGCCGGAGTAGCTGCCCTCCACGCCGAGGATGGTCACGCCCGCTTTGATGTTGCCCGCGATGATCTTTGCCTGCTCGGTCGAGCTGATGCCCACCTTGCCGCTGCCGTTGTGGTAGCCCGCGGGGACAGTGTACTCGCCCGCTTTGGTGGCGATCGTGCCCGTCACGGCGCCGCGGTTCGGCATCGTGCCGGCCTTCTTCGCGCCCTTCACATACGCCGTCTTGCCGAGCAGAATTTCGCCATCCGCGGCAGTGGCGTCGCCGGTGGCGGCGTCATACGCGCAAGTGCCGGTGATCTCCTCGCCGTCTTTCCCGTGCGCCGTGATACCCGCCAGCAGTTTGTCCGCGGCCACGGTGTCGCCGGTCAGGTCGATCAGCACGTTGCCGCCATAAATAATTTTACTGTATGCCATAGTCAGCCTCCAACGATAAAAGTTACGCCGCCAGCGGCGTTCGGGATCTCCCGCGTCGGGATCATGTCGATGCGCACATCGTCGCGCATCGTCTTGCTGCGCGTTGGCAGCCTCTGCGCCGTGATCAGCGGCGTCACGTCATATGCGCCGTCGTAGTAGTCGGCATTGCCCTTTTCCACAACGACCGCTTCGCCCAAAGCCACGGCGAGCTTTTCCGGTTCTTTCACAGCGGCAGAGACCTTTCCGACCTCGTGCAGCCGCACCGTCATGATATTATCCATGCCGCTCCTCCTCTCTTATGCCGTCCGCTTCCACACGTACATACAAGTACGGCGGCATATTGTTGTGCGCTTTTCCGCCTCCTGATTGCACCTGTTTTTGGTGGCAAAAGCCTCCACGGCGTTGATACTCATGTCGTACCTCCGTCACAGCGCGCGGATGCGGTCTGCAAAGTCACAGGCCATGATCTCTCCAGTCTGGCCACTTTTCGCTCGGATTGCATCGGCAATACCCTTAAAAAGCTCGCCGAGATTATCGACGTACTGCACCGTCTGTGCGTCCGAAAATGCAGTTATGTGCTTGTCCAGCCACTCCTTGCTCGGCTCCAACCCTGCGCCAAAGGCGGCGGTCAGGTCGAGCAGCATACAACTTGTGAACCAAAACGTTTTGTTGCCGCCGTCGTTGTTGTTGTAGTCAAAGCGGCAAGGATATGACCCGTCCGCAAAGCTGGTGCGATCAAACACCGCCGACAAGCGCGTCCACGCGCCAGCAGCAGCGTTAAAAGCCATGTTTTGCGCTGCACAAGGCTCGGCGACCGGCCAGTACCAGTCGCAGGTTCCCGTGACCGCAGCCTCAAATCGGATCTTAAATGTGACATAGTATTTGTGCGACGCGACCAGATCGTGCGCTGCGGATGTCAGCGTACATTCTCCAGCGCCGGAAGGGATGATTTTGAGGCTGGATTGCGCTCCGTCGCCCGGCGTGATGCTCGACAACTGCCACGAGCAGTTTCCGCGCGTGGCCGGAAACCAACCTTTCCCGCTATTCGCTACTTGATTTGTAAGTGTCACATTAGTAGGCATATCGTCTCACCACCTTAATAGCTGCTGTTAATTGCCGCCACAATTGCAGCATCAACGTATGATTTGATTGCGTTGGTAATCCCAAGATCGGCAACCAGTTCGGACGGGGTGCGATAATACATCCAGCCGCTGTCGTCCAGCACGGCAATCTTGCCCGGTGTACGCCCAAGATCACTAGCGGCAGTGGACTGTAGCCATGTACCGCAAAAATACTTGCCGGAGACATTGCCGGTAAACGTGCCGCCAGACTTGTCCATCTTGCCGGACAGCGACGCCTTGACGAGCTGTATCAGCTTTTTAATTGCAGCACTTCCGCTTGTCTGCATAAGTCCGCCCCCGTCAGATGGAGTTCCAGAGCGTCTGCACCTCGTCCGCAGTCAGCTCCGTCAGATCAATCGTTCCTGCAAGCACGTCCCACTTGTAGCTTCCGCTGCCGGCGTCCACACAAACGACGTTTGTGCCCGCGCCGTAGCTGTGCCCTGCGCCCTCGACGAACGCCGCCGTCGTGGTGAAGGCATCGCTGACGTTGTACACCCAGCCCTTGTTTCCGGCCGCGGGCGTCGGAAGGGACGCGAAAGCGATCGACCCCTTCGGCGTGTACACACCGGTGATCGCGCTGCTGATGGCGGCCTGCACCTGATCTGCCGTCTGCAGGCCAGACACTTTCTTGCCCACGTACTTCTCCATCATTTCTTGGTTCACCGCTACTTGCGGCCAACCATTGAGGTCAGCCTCTACGGTCGCCAGACAGTCAATAACTACGCCCGCATAACTGGAATTAGGGGATTCCGGTTCAAAATTCAGAGAAATGTTCTTGTCGTCGAATGGGCGCACGGCGGCGGTAACGTGGAAATCCTCCCCACTTTCCTCTTGCAATCGAATAGATCCGGTGAAGTTTGGGTTCGCCTTATCCGCTTTCAACGCAAGATCAGACGCAGCAGCTTTCTTATTCAGGGCGCTGAGGATTGCTTTGTTCTGTACAGGATTTTCGCTGGTGTCAGACATTGCCGCGTCCACCGTCACTTTAGTTGCGCCCGTGGCGATGCTGTCCAGTTTCTTTTTATCCGCCGCCGACAGCAGCCCATCAGCGGACTGTGTTGCTGCCGCCGTCCCTGCCTTTCTGTCCAATGCCGCCTTAATTGTCTTGTTCTGCACCGGATTGACGCTGGTATCGGACAGCGCCGTGTCCACGGTCACGCCGCCGCTTGCGACCTTGCTGTCCACGTATCCCTTTGTCGCGGCATAGTCGTCTGTGCCAGTGCCCGTCGGGGTGCGGAGATTTGCAATCGCTACTGGCGAGTTTTCGTTGACATCCTCGAATTTGATTTCTGCGGCTTTTTCCCCGGTGTCAATCGTGCTCAGATACACACCGGCCGATTCTGTTTCCCCGAACTTGCGAATCATAACCGGCGATGTAAGGATTGGAGCGAACGCACATGGGGCGTCGATATTGTCTCGCGCTCGAGATTTCTGCCCCTCAGTAAGCGTCTGCGCTGCTCCATACCGGACTGTATCTGCGGCAGTCCCGTCGAGCTTCGTCTTATCCGCAGCGGACATCAAGCCCGCCGCGCTCGTCGTCGCGTTCGTCTTGTCTGCCTTGTTGTTGAGCGCCGTTTTCACCAACTGCATCAGTTTGTTCAGGGCAATCTGCCCCGCATATTTTGTTGCCATAGTTATCCCCCAATCAAGCGTGGTTCCACATATCTACGATCTCAAGGATCGTCAGCTCTTCGTCCTCGCCAACAGCGCCGACGTTTTTCGGCGTCAACTGCACATTTCCGGCGTTATCCGGAAGCACCCGGTTGACGCTCTGCACCGTGCCTCCACCGCCGCTTCCGCCGCCGCCGGGCGGGGTGCGCCAGCCCGTATCATAGTCGCTGTCGGACAGCTTCGTCAGCGCCTGCCCGGTCGTTCCGCCGGGGGGCACACCGACACCGGGCGGCCCCGGCGGGCCTTGCAGCAGGATACCGCCGAGGCGAACCGTCAGCGAAAACCGGCCGTTCGCCGGTACGACCGCGGGCATTTACAGCACCTCTTCGCTGATGGCGTCCGCGACCTTCGCTTTCAGCTCGTCGATCACACCGAGCACCATGCCGCCCGGAAACTGCACACGCACGTCTACGCGGATGGTCTCCCCCTCCGGCAGCTCGAACGTCTCTTCCTGCGTTACCGGCACGATGAAGCTGCCAAGCGCGTCGTTGTAGGTGATCTGACCCGGGTACAGCTTGCGAATGGTGTCCCCGACATAGACCTCCACCTGCTCCACGTCATCCGCGTGCAGCGCCGCACCGTTGAGCTGGATCTCCAGCGGGATGCCGTAAGCGTCACCCTGTTTGATTACAACTGCCATTGCTCCTACCTCACGCCATGTACCAGCCGGACACGTAGATCTTGCAGTTACCGGACGCCCGCACACCTTCCGGGATCGGCACCACAAGCTGCCCGCCGGAGTTAAAGCGGACGCTCGGGCTGTCCACCCACACGTCCCAGCCCTGTACGTCTTTGTATACGATCCGCGCCGTCAGCATAGACGCTGCAGGATCTCGCAGCATTCCGTCCGCACCTGCATCCGTTCCCGGCCGCTGATAGGCCTCACCGCCGGAAAACCCGACCACGATGTCGTGCCCGACGTCTGCTTCCGCAAGTCCGGTCATGTAAAGCGAGCAGAACATCATTCCGATCGCACGCATATGCCGGAACACAGCGGTACTCACGCTGCACACCTTTCCGCTGGAGATCACTTCGGTCGAGAGGTCTGCGTTTGTCACCAGCGCCTTGTAAGACACCTTCTCGCCGGTCACAGCTCCGGTCGCGATCTTTTCCGTCGTGACTGCCTTGTCGGCCAGCGCACCCGTCACAATCGCGCGTTCCCCGATTTTGCTGCTTCCGATCGTCTTGTTTGCGATCTTGTCCCCAGTCACGGCGTAGTTTTTGAGGTGGCGCTCTTCGACCGCGTAGTAGCCGATCTTGCTGTTCGTCACAGCCCCATTCGAAAGTTTTGCATCCGTGACGGCCCCGTCTTTCAGGCGGTACGTATCTACAGCGCCCCACTTGATCGCGTCGGTGTCGACCGCGCTCATTGCCAGCTTGTCCGCCGTGATTGCGTCGTCCGCGATTGCGGCCGTGCCAACTGCTCCGTCTGCAATCTTTGCCGCCGTTACGGACGCATCTGCGATTCCGCTCTGCGAAACACCGGCGATCTGACTCTGCACGTTCTCGATCGCGTCCTGCACGTTATCAGCGTTGACCGCGGTCGTCTTTTCAAAGCCGACGTTTCTTGCCGCCGTCGCAAGCCCAAGCTCCCGAATCAATCTCTTGAGTGCTCCCATCACTGTTTTTGCGTCCGCGTCAAACTGCGCTTTGAGCGCCGCGGCCTTCAGCCGCTCGATGCGGTTCGGGTAATTGCTCAGCTTCGAGATCGTGCCGAGCACATCATCAGGAATTGTAAATGCCATTTGTGGCCTCCTTCTTCTCTCGCCCTTTCTCCGGGCAAGCTGCATTCCTGCATACATAAACCGCCGCGCCGTCTTCGTCCCTGCGCAGCAGCACCATTTCAATGCCGCACGTTTTGCACGTCACATCATCACGCCCCCTTCGTCCTGCGGCGACAGGTAGCTTTCCGGCACAAGGCCACCCGTCTGTGTCTGCGTGAGTCCGCCATCTGTTGCTGCCTGCTGTGGCGTTTCAAACTGCTGGCGCCAGCCGTCGATGATCTCCTGCTTCTGCGGGATGTCCAGCACCTCCAGCTCCGCCGCCAGCACCTTGTAGTTCTGCGCGGTCACATTCATGGCTGCCAGCCCTTCCAGCGCCTTAAGTGTCGCCTGCTTGCTGTGTACGATTCCGTCGCCGGCCGAAACGATCACATCCACGCGCGGCCAGTAGTCATACTCTTCGCGCACGATCTGCCCGCTCACGCTGTCCACGATCGCCGGCATCGTCTCCGTGTAGTTCCCGGACAGATAGTCAAAGCTCACGTCTGGCTCGCCTTTTTTCTTCGAGCCAATATAGATGTGGCGCATCGTATCGTAAAACTCCTGTACACTCCAGTCGATCAGCTCATACAGCCGCTCGAATCCGGCCGTTCGGTCCGCGGTCTTAATGTTGGCCTGCTCTTCTGCGTCCGAGCGCAGCATGGCCAGCGCCGTGGCCGTCGTCTGCCGCGTCGTCTCCTTGCCCTGGCTGCTGTCAAAGTTTCGGTTCGTGCGCTGGATCTGCTCCGTGATCCATGCTACGCTGTCCGCCGCGTTGCGCAGCGGCTGCAGTCCGCCGAGCCGCTGCACGCCGCTCAGCCGCCCATCGCGCACGACGATCTCACCGCCCGGACGGTTGTCCAGCTCCGCCCCATCAGCCAGCGCGTTTTCCTCGCGCACGATCACGTCGTTGGACATCATCGCGTCATTGAGCTGCGCCATGGCGAGTTTCCGGTCGCCCATGTCGATCAGATCCATGATTGCAAACAGCTCCGACTTGTTGTAAAACTGGTTCTCGTCCCGGATACGCCAGTAGTGCACGAACGGGAACAGGTGGTTCTGCCGGCAGGTGTTCTCCCAATAATTCGGGATGTACTTCACTTCGTGACCACCCACAATGATGGAACAGGCGACCGCCCCCGCCGGCACGCGCACACCGTTTTCCTCCGTCTCCTTCGGCTGCTTGAACCAGTGCTCGAGCACCGTCACCGTGTCGTCGTCCTCGTTGATGGAGGTCGACAGGTCGAACAGGTTCAGATCCTGCGCATAGTCGTTTGACAGGATGTGCTCCGGTTCCATGCCCATCTCCTCGATTGCCTTGCCGTACTGCTGCACAAACGCAACCTTGTGCATCCGGTACAGGTGGAACACATACTGCCCCGCCTGCAGGCCGCGTTCTCTTGCCGCCGGATCCGGGTAGATGCTCTCGACCGGCACATCATCCACGCGGATGTCGCCCTCGTTGACGCCAGTCATCATCGTCGGATCCCAAAATACTTTCCAGAACGCATCCCCCAGCTTGATCAGCCTGCGCTCGTTCGCCGTGTTTTTGTCCTTCAGCCGGTTGTTGTCGCACACGAACCGCGCCGCGTATTCACGCTCCTTCGCCTTCTGCGGGTCCATGCCGTCGTCACGCTCGCGAAACTCCGGCTCCGGCACCGTCGCGCAGATCTGGCTTTCCACGTGAATGAACGCATCCGGCATCACCGACGGTGCAAACGGCATCTCCGCATCGGCATATGCCTCCTGCGTCTCACCTGTGATGTCGTGGATGAAGTTGTAGTAGTCGTTGTAGCGCCCCCAGTCCCGCTCGGCCGCCCTGCGCGCGCCCTGTGCCTTGCCGAACAGCGCCTGAATGGTCTGCTCCCTGTGCTCCCGGTCAGAATAGTCATAGCCGGTCACTGCCGGCCGCTCCCTGTCTTTCTTCCGTTTCAGCATATCCGCTCCTTATCGCTTCGCAAAGTTTCCGGCCACATAGTGCTTCGTAATTGCAAACACGCCGAACCCCTGCTCGTTTTCGCGGTTCACCACGATGATCTGCAGCCGCTTGTACTTTTTCACCTTCGTGTTGAGCATGATGTCCGTCGGCCCGTCGTATGTCTCGAACGTGAAATCCGTAAAATCGATGTCGTCCCAGTTGAAGATCGACCGATATCCGGACGCCACCAGCTTCTCGGCGTCCTCGTCCTTGACGACGTATACCGTCGCGCTGGTCTTCTGGTGCGGCTTGATCGTCACACTCGCGCCGCGTTTGATCATCGTCTTGAGCACCGTCGCGTCTCCGTCATCGTCCACGCGCGTTGCCCAGATCGCCTCAATCGCCTTCCCGTCATCAGAAAAACGGCGCATATCGTCCCAGTCACTCGAGAACCTGCAAATCCGTCCATCATCTGTCCCGAAATACAGGTGCTCGTCCGCTCCGTCCTTGCGCACCATCCAGCACACCGCCGGAATGCCGTCCCAGTAGTATCCCTCGTAGATGTAGTCGCTGTTGCTCGCCCGGCGGTAGCTGCGCTCTTGCCGGCCGTCGAGCACATATACCACGCCGCCGCCAACGGCCAGCAGAAACATGCCGTTCCACTGCACGGCCGTGCAGTCTGCGATCCCCCGCTCCTCCGTCAGCATCGCGTTGAGGTACCAGCTCCGGTTTTGCGTCACGCGCCCGGAGGCGTAGCTGCTGCTCACCAGCGCATAGATCCCCGTCCCGCTCACAAACATCGGCTCATCGAGCAGGTTGGCAAAGCACCCCGTGCTCACCGCGCCGACGCCCGCCAGCGCCGCCTGTACGGTAAACACCGCCTTTCCGTCGCTGTCGATCGTCCCCTTGCGGATCCACACGCTGCTGTCCTGCGCGTTTTCCTCCTTCACGATCCCGAGATATTCGCCGATCCGGCAATAGCCCATGATCTTCACGCCCTCGAGCCCGACGGCGCTGTAACTCAGATCCGGAATGTACGTCGGGTCGTTCACGGCGCTCGTCCAGTCCAGGTTCGGGTGCTCCGGGTTGCCGGACAGCACGATGCGGTTCGTCGCGTTGATGCCGTATGCCGTGATGATCGTGCATTTTCCGATCCTGTCGGCATAGCCGCTCACGGTGTGCGGGTACTGGATGCGGACATTGTCCTCCTTGCCGGCCGCCGGCGCTTCCGGCGCCGTGCCAAATGTCACGCTCCCGGCCGTCCGGTCTGCCGTCCAGCCGCTCGTGATCTCCACGCCGTTGACCCACACACGCACATCGCCTTCGGCGTCGATCACGCCGTCGAGCTGATACACCGTGCTCGTTCCGTCCGCCAGAAACCGATTTTCCCGGTATCTGCCCAGCAGGTTGATGTCCTCATACGGCTCGCCGCCGCCTGCCGGCTTGCGGGCGATCACCGTCACCGGGATATACACGTCGTCGCTCGCCGTGATGTCCGTCACCGTCGTGCCGTCGTAGCGCAGCAGCTCCCCGCCGGTCACGATCCACAGCTTGCCGCCCAGCAGCACGCCCTGGCTTCTTCCGTCGTGTAGCCCCGCCATCAGCTGCACCGGCGCCGCGTTCGTGTCGTCCCAGCTGTACAGCTTCGTCCCGATGTGGGCGACGGATTTCTGCGCCTCGCCGAACCGCGCCGTCCACATCCCGTGTACGGCTCCGCCGCCCACTTTGTGCAGCGTGCGCCAGCCGCAGCGTTTCTCCGGCATCCCGCCGGAGTCTGCGACCATGTTGGTACAAAGGGGGCTTCGCCGCCGGTCGACCAGGCACGGGTCCGTGGAAAAGTCCACGCCCTTGAACGTGTTGTAAATCGTTGTCTTGATATCGACTCCGCTCCTGCTCGCCATTGGTTAATCCCCCCTGTAAAAGCTGTTTGTCACACCGCCGCCGCTTGCGCTGCCCGGAATGCGCGTGTCCAGAGATTGCAGCATCCGCTCGAACTGGTTCATATAGGCCGAGTAGTCCACCACTAGGTCCGGAAACAGGTGCTGCGCCGCCACGAAAAACGGCATGGCCTGCGCGGCGTCCTCCGCCACCTCGAATTCCGTGTCGTCGGTCGTCTCCGCGTCGATTGTCTCCGGGATCTTGAAGTATTCCACCTCGATCGTCCCAGCCGTGTCCCGCTCTGGGATCACAATCTTGCTGCCCTTCCAGCGGTATTTTCCCGTGACCTTCCCGTCACGCCACACGCGGTACAGCCCGCCGAAATTCCCCGGCATGCTGTACTCCGTTTTCCCGGTCGTGCGGTTGATCGTCTTCACGGCGACAATGCGCTTGACCATGGCCACGCGCTTTTGCGCGATGTCGAAAAAGTCCGCCAGCTTCAGCTCGATGTCCTTGTCCTCGGTCAGCTCTCCGCCCGAGGAATATTCGTCCAGCAGTTCGTAGACTTTCTTCTTTCCTTCGCCCAGCGTCATTTCTTCTTGCCCCGCTTGAGCTTCTGCACGGCTTCGGCATAGGTCATGCGCTTGCCCTTCGCCGGCTGCTGTTTCTTCTTTTTCATGCGTCCCTCCGTATACGGCAGCGCCGTCGGGCGCGTCTGCGCCCGGCGGCTTTGGTTGTCTCTATGTCAGGCCGGGTTCGAGAAGATGATCTGTCTCGCGTCGCCCCAGCCCAGGCCGAAATCGACGTAGCCCGTGAAGTTTTCCTTCAGCGGGTCGGTGTCGCCGTTGTCGAACACGGTCGGCCGCGTGATGTACACGATCTTGCACAGTTCCTTCATCAGGGTCGCGTCGCAGATCGCCCACTGCTTTTTCGCAAAGCCAAGCGCGCCGCCGCCGATGACCATGTAGTGCAGATCGTACAGCGGGTTGGCCGCATTCGTGTTGTCGGCCGGGTTGCCGGTCGGGCGCAGCTTCGCGCCGTCGCCGCAGATCTTCTTCGCTTCGGCCTCGAGGTCGGGGCTGACCAGCAGCGTGTTGTAGTCGGCCAGAAACGGCAGGCCGTCCGGCGTCAGCAGCTTGCCGCCGACCGCCTGCGCCCCCGTGATGGCATCTACGCTCAGCGCCTTTTTGATCAGGTTGCTATACGTGCCGGCCTCCGGGTCGGCGATGTACTTGCGGCCCTGGCTGCCCTTGCTGGCGCACGGGTGGTCAGTCGCGGCCCACGCCTTGCCGTCGCCGCCGGCATAATCCGCGTTGAATGCGTTTCCGAACATGCGCAGCGCGTGGGTGTACACGGTCATCGCGGCCGAGTCGCCGAGGCGCTTGCCCACCTTTTTGCACTCGCCCGTCTTGTCGATCTTGGCCTGCTTGTAGCCGACCGGGATCGTCAGCGAGAACTCGCCCGGCGTGATGATGGTCTTGAAGCCGCGCTTCATGTCGCCCTTGTTCAGCTCGCCGGTGTATTCGCGCAGCTCGCCGTAGCCGCCCGTGCCGGTCAGCTCGAAGTCCACGCTGTTGCTGTTCTCCTCGCCCATGATGGCGAGCAGCTTGTTGAGTCGGTTTGCATAGGCAAAATCAAAGGATTTGCCAACAAACTTGTAAAGGTCAGTTTTCCATGCCTGATCCATTTTGCTCCCCCCTTATCTCAGTGCGTGGCTCTTTGCCACGAGTCCGATCTCGCCGTGCACGAGGTCGATCTGCACGACCTTCACCGGCAGCGCCGCCGTCGCCGTCAGCACCAGCGCCTGAATGTTCTCGTCAAAGTTGCCCTTGGCGAACATCAGCGGCGGGAAGATCATGTACTTGTCGCCCTCGCAGATTGTGCCACCGCTCGCGGTCGTGAGCGTCTTGCTCGTCGCCGTAAAGTCGGTGATGCGGCGCACACTGCCGATCTCGTCGGTGTTGGTGCTGCTCGCGCCTTTTTCGGTCAGCACGATGTAGCCGCCGTTGAGGTCGTCGTCCGCCAGCGTCGCAAGCCCAGTGCTGACAAAGGTCGTCGCGCTGCCGCTGGTCGCTGCCATCACCGGTGCCTTGCAGCGCATGATCATGCCCGGGTCGTCGTACACGAGGATCTTCGTGCCGTTGCTGCGCGGGTTGATCGCATCCTCGGTGCCGCTGTGGTTTTCCTTTGCCACGCCGAGGATCGCGCCGGTCTCGGCAGCCGTCGCCGCCACGACGAGGCCCTCGGCCAGCTTCACGACCTGCCCGGCCTTGATCGCGGTCGTCTTTGCAATGTCGTATTCGTGGACGCCGAAGGTAAAGCCGCCGTCCACGTTCTGGTATGCTCTCATGTGTTTTTCTCCTTTCAGCGCTCCAGGAACTCTTTTTCCGTCATTTTCAGCTCCGGATTGTTGCGGTTCCACGCCTCGAGCGTCTCGCGCTGCTCCGCGGTCAGGCCGCCCCCGGTCGAGCCCGTGCCGTTGCCGGCGCCGCGCGCATTGCGGCTGCTCGCTTTCGCGGCCGTTTCCTCCGCCACCGAGCCGACGAGGTCCAGATAGTCCTGATACAGGTCGGCCAGCGGCTCCACGCCGTAGCGCTTCCCGCAAAACCGCCGGAACTTTTTGTTCTCATCCAGTTTCTGCAGGTCGACCTTCGGGAATTTCTCCATGAACGCCTTCGCATCCGCCATGATAAACGTGCGCCGCTCATCCTCCCGCTTCTTCGCGTCGGCCTGCTCCTGCAGCTCCGCTCGCTTCTGCGCGGCAAGGCGCTTGTCCTCATCTTCCCGTCGGATATCCTCTTCGGTGCGCTGCTCGTCCTGTGCCCGCTGCCGGATCTGCTCGTCGTGAAAACGCTTGGAATAGTCCTGGAATTCCTTCCAACTGCCAAACGGCTTCCCGGTATACGGGTTCGGGATGCCCGTCGCCGCGATTTCCTCGTCGAACTTCCTGCGCATCCGTTCCTCGGTTTCCCGTTCCGCCTGCTTGCGTGCGGCCTTCGCCGCCGCGTTGAGCTCGTGCGTCTGCTTCTGGCCCCGGCCGCCGTCGCCGGGTTCTTCCGCGCTTTCGGCCGCGCCGCCTTCCGTCTCCGCCTGCTCCTGCCGGTCTTCGTTCCCGGCTTCCCCGCCGTCCTGCACTTCGGTCTCGTCGATTTCGTCAGTGATCGGGTTTTCGTTTTCCATGGTGATCCTTTCGTTTGCCGGTGTCCGCCGCGGCCGCGAATTTGGCATAGGTCTCCCCCAGCCTGTCCCCATCGTACATCGCGCACCCCCTCCGGATTTCGTCAGCTTTTTGCACACGCATAAAAACAGCGGCTCGCATTTTCTGCAAGCCGCTCGCGGTTGTTTTCGCTATCATAGCATCTTCCGCCGTTTCCTGTGCTCCAGCTGTACGATCAGCTTCTCGCGCTTTTCCTCCGGCCGCTCGTCCACCGTCTGGCGCCCCTGCTCCCGCGCCATGTGGCAGATCGCTGCCGCCATCACCAGGTCGTCGTGCTCTCCGGCCATCGCCTCCGGCCGGTCGTGCTCGTTGCGGGCGAATACCATCATCTCGCCCATCGTCCACTTGCTTCGCACCAGCTCCGGCACCTCGTCCATCACGCTCCATAGGTTGGCCAGCGCCACCGGCCGCGTGCTTTTGTCCGTCCTCCATCCGTTTGCGTCCATCAGCTTGGCCGCCTTTTTGTCGAATCGTTTCCGGCGGTACAGGTTTGGATATGCCCACTCTTCCAGTTTCAGTTCGACGTATGTCGAAAAGTTGATCTCCACCGCCAGCAGCGCGCCGTTGTAGTACCGCCCCAGGCAGTATAGCTGCCGCGCGTATGCCGGCTCGCTCAAATCCTTTTGCAGCTCTGCACATTGCCGTCCGTCCGCGTTGTCGATCAGAAATGCCGTGAACCTGTCGCTTCCGTCCCCCGCCGTGTCGCATCCGGCCACATACGGGTGCCCGTCCTCCGGCTCTTTCCATATGCGCACGTAGCCGTTTTTGTCCTCGCGCCACTCCACGTTCTCCGGCTTTCCGTCGGCCGCCTCGGTGTATGTAAAATAGCCGATGTGCTTCGGCTCCGGCGCCCGCTCCCGCAGCCGCTCCAGGCTTTCGTTGTCGAAAAACGGCCGGCCCGTGAACAAAAACGCCTCCTGCGGATTGCTCGGGTACTCCTGCCGGAATTTCTGCACGTCGCCGCCGCAGTTTGCTTTGATGCACCAGCGCCGCCATTGCAGCTGCTCGTCGTCCAGCCCATAGTCTGCGCGCATCTGCTCCTCATCCTCTGTCCATTCCGTTCCCGGCGGCACCGGCCGCCGATAGTCCGGGTCGAGATACCACGCCAAAAACACCGGCCGGAATGCGTTTTCGCCCGACACCGCGCCGTCCCAGAACGTCTTGAACTCGTTATATCCGTTTGCCGTGCTCTCCATCACCACGCACGTGTCCTTGTCGTCCGGCACGGCCTGCAGGATGCCCAGCATGTTTTCCGTCATGTTCGGCCAGAACGCACTTTCCGAGCAATGCACGTTCCGCAGTGTGAACGATCGGCCCACGCCGCGGCTTCCAGCCGTCACGCATCGGATGCGGCTGCGCAGCCCCGGATTGCGTTTTTTCTCCACCGGGTCTTTTGTTGGATTTTCAAATACCAGCTCCTGCGCGTTGCTGGCCTTGAGCATGGGTTTGATCTCCGGCGGCAAATTGTCGTAAAAGAGCTTGTTCATGTTGAACAGGTTCGTCGTCGCGTCCTCCACGTGCGCCACAATCAACGTAAAGACGTTTGCACGCGTCGCAGCATCGGCGAAAAACAGCCCCTCCACCTCCGTGCTAGTGCCCAGCTGCCGCCCCTTCAGGATGATGAGACGCACGGGCCGCCCGGCATCGTGTTCTTCCTTGATGATCTGGTACAGCATTTCCTGTGCCGGCTTCAGCCGCAGCGGGATGATGTTCCCCCTCTTGTCGCGGATCTTCAAAAAATGCTCGCAGTATTGCTTTGGATTCCGGATGTCGATCACTCAAAACTCCCTCCCGTCGTCCGGAAGACTCTGCAGGAATTCTTCCACGCTCTTGCGCGCTTCGCCCTCTTGCTTCGGCACCTGGCGGAACATTCCCATGCTCTCGCCGATCTTGCCCAGCGCATTCAGTGCGCCCTTCGCGTCGAAATTCCACGTCCCGTCCGGCACCCATGCTTTCTCGTCGCGGTCCCACTCCATGTGCGGCACGGCCTCCATGCACCGGTTGTACACCTCCAACAGCTGGTTGCCCACCCACTCCGGCGTGATTCCCTGCCGCTTGTACAGGTCGATAGCCCGCGCCCGGCGGTATGCAGCGATCTTCGGCAGCTTGAGCATCCGGCTCGCCTGGCTCTCCGCTGTCTTGGCCGAGTACCCGGCGCGGATCGCCGCCTCCTTCGGCTGCCCGTCCCGCTCCAGCTCCGCCACAAAGCGTTTTTGTTGCTCGGTCAGCATCCGCTCCAGCTCCGCCAGCGGCAGGTCATAGACGTCCCGCTCGTCACCACGCATCGTAAAATCGCCTCCTCAGTCTCGTCAGTGTCTCCTGGCTCAGGCCGTACTCCATGCACGTCCGCTCCCACGAGATGTCCGTCGTCAGGTACGCCAGCAGCGCCTGTGCGTATTCCGCCCCCGCGGCCGCGCACAAGCGTCGTATTTTGTCCTGTGTCTTTTTCGGCTGGCGTGCGAAGTTTCTGCACGCAAAAAAGATTGCCCCCTGCTCGTCGTAGCTCTTGCTCACGCTCCGCAGCCGTTTGAATTCCTGCTTCATAGCCGCAGCCTCTTTCGCTTCGCGCTCGGCCGATCCGGCATGACAGCGCGGACATAGCCGTACCGCAGCCCCGTTTCCTCGTCGTCGATGATCGTCTTTTCTTTTACCAGCGCCCCTTCCGGCGCCTGGATGCCGTCCACGTCGCGCACGATCACCGGCTCCGTGTAGATTGGCTTCTCCAGTCCGCGCGAGCTGCTCCACTTTTTTGCGTGCGCATCCTTGCACGCGTTGGATACCATGTAGCGCGCGATCCCGGTGTAGTCTCCCCGGCCGTCGAGCAGGACGTAGCCGCACTGATCCTCCGGCCAGTACCGCGTCACCACTTCCCACGCCGCGCGATCCATCACAAGGTGGTGGTGCAGCCGCACCTTTTTGCCTGTGCGCGGGTCGGTGTCGCTGGTCGTCAGCACATAGCGCAGGCTTTTGCCCGTCTCCTTGCGGTATCGGCTGCCGACATTGCGCAAAAATTTGCTCACCTCTTTTTTCGCAGCCTCCATGTTCTCCGGCAGCCGCTCGTCGCTGTACTTCAGCTGCAGCCACAGGTCGCCCGCCTTAAAGTTGCAGTTGATGATCCTTGCAAGACGGCGGACAGCCTCTTTCTCGTTCGCCGCGATCTTCCTCGCGCTGCTGTTGCCGGCGATCCGCTTGGATCTGCTCTTGCGGCCCATGCGCGTCCGTGGCGACACATCCAGGATGCATCGCCGCGTCTCGACACAGCGGCCGGACACGATGTGATACTCCACCAGCTTTCTCATCCTTTCTTCCTCCGTTTTTCAGCCGGCTCTCCCCGGCCGCATTTGCTATCGCGCGCACACGTCCGCGACACGGTTGACGTTTTTCAACTTCTTGCGCTCTTCGGCGGCACGCAGTTAAGTTAGCCGTTAAAGGGCCCGGAAAGATACGCGCGCACGCGCGTATAAAATTAAGGTGTTTTTGCTGTTTCGTTCTCATTTCCGCGGCGCATCCGGCGTCGCAGAAATCAAACCGAAATCTTGCACAACTTCCGCCCCAATTTTTGTACATCTTTATTTCGTATAAATTCATTTTGCATCTTGACTTTATATAAACTCTTTGCTATACTTAAACCATCGAAAGGGAAAACGCGACAGGCCGCGAGGCCGGAAAGGATTACATTATGAGCAAGTACGTTATGCCTATCGGCGCAAAAATCGACGAGAACCTTGAGTGGATCGACGCAGCCGGCCTCCGCCAGAGTGAGCTCGAGGGTATGACCAGCATGAGCGCGGAAGACCTGATCGCCTACGCGGACGCCGTCCCGTCCTGGGACTATGTCGAAGACGGCATGTGGGAGTTCATCGCATACTGGCTCGACCTTGATCTGGGCGACTACGGGTGGGGCGATAGCGGATGCTTCGATCCGGACGCCTTCCTGACTGCTGCGAAGACCGCACTGAAGGCGCGCGAGAGCTGCTAAGTACACACACCAGCCGCCCGGCAGCCGTCGGGCGGCATACCTGAAAGGAGAAGCATATGAAGAAGATCATCAAGGGCAAGCTGTACGACACCGACACCGCATCCAGGGTCGCGGAATGGGAGACCCCAACGAGCACGAGCGACTTCAAATTTTGCCGCGAGACGCTCTACCGCAAGCGCACCGGCGAATACTTCCTGCACGGCGAGGGCGGCGCGCTATCGCGCTACGCCAAGCATGACTACGACGGCATGACGTGGGGCGAGGACATCCTGCCGCTGGCCTACGACACCGCGCGCGGCTGGGCGGAGCAGTATATGGACGTGGATGCCTATCAGGCGGAGTTCGGCGCCGTCGCCGAGGACGACTCGCGCACGGTTATGAGTCTCTCCGTGCGTGCCGACACTGCTGATATGGTGCGACGCGCCGCGGCCGCTGCCGGCTGCAGCATCTCCGAGTACATCGAGCGTGCGCTGAGAGCGCAGCTTGGAGGCGATACAGATGCGTGATCGTGAGACCGTCATCTACCCCGTGCGCAAATAACCCGCTCTTCAGCCCAGGCAGCGATCCGCTGCCTGGGCATTTTGTTGTCCGTGCGTTGTCCGTGCGTTGTCCGTGCGTTATCCGCGGCCGTATTTGTGGTTGTTGCGCGCCGCCAGCGTCAGGCTCGCGTCCGTCACCATCCGCTCGCGGGCGCGCTCAGCGATCCGCCGGTCGCACTCCGCCCGTGCCGCCAGATATGCCTCGCACATCGCGTGGCACCCCGGCCGCCGCTCGGCGCACCCTTTACACGGTCCCGCCGGCATATCCCATTGCCTCCGTCAGCTCGCGGATCTGCTCGCGTGGCTCCAGCCGCCCAATGCACGCCATCCACGCCGGGCAGTCCTCCGCGTCGCACCACATCCATCGCTTGCATGTCTCAGCCTTCTGGCCCAGCGGCGTGCGCGGCACCTTGCGCTCCCTCCATTCGGCCAGCAACCGCCCGGCCAGCATGCTTTCCAGGTGCCGCACCTCCATCTGCTCCTCCAGCCGCCGGATGTGCTCTTCCTTCAGCTCCGCGCGCGTCTTTTCCAGCGCGCGCAGCGCACTTTCCATGTTCTCTTTCGCCTCTTCTGCAGCCGCCCGTTCCGCCGCCAGTGCCTTGACGGCTTCCGCGCGCCACCACTGCTCCGATTCCAGGTCACGTCTCTCGTCGAGCGCGGCCTTGTTGGCATTTTGCGCCACTTTCTGCCAGTACCGCACCGGCAGCAGCGCACGCATCGCCAGGTGCTTTGCGCACAGCCGCCCGCGCGGGATCTCTCTCCCGCAAAATTCGCACACGTTCATGCTTCTGCCTCCCCTGCCGCGAAAACGTGCGGCTTTTTTATGTATTCGCAGTACGCCTTTTCCAGCATCGCGCCCGGGCTGCCGCGCCAGTCCGGCAAAAACACCACCGCGTCCGCGATGTCGATCATCGCAAAGCACACCCGCATGTAGTCCTGTGCCGCCATTCCCTCCGGCTGCTCCGCCGGGTTAAGTGGGATGCAGCCCATCCCGCTCACGGTCTCTGCCGCCCTGCGGAACTTCGCGCGGTATCCCTCGTCTCCGGTGATCTTCCCGGCAATGTATATCTTGGTCAGTCGTCGTCCCACGCCACCCAGCTTGTCAGCGCGAGTGCCTGCCACATGGCCGCCGCATTTTCCAGCGTCTGCGTCCACGCGGTAGAGCATCAGCTGCTGCGTGTCGTTTGCGTACATTTTTCCGACTTCGTTGTTCAAAAACGCCTCAAATTCTGCGTCCAACGTCGTCCTCCTTTCCCGGGCACCATGCCGGCCGGTACACCGGGCAGTCGTCCGTCGGCCTCCGGCCGATCACCGCGCCCCGCATCCGTCCCTCTGCCATGCACCGCGCCGCCGGGTATCCGCGCGGCCACGTCGCCGTTTTCAGCTGCCGGCATCCGTTGCATCGTTTCCTTCCGTATTCGCGGATCATTTTCCGTACCGCACCACCACGGTCGGCTCGTTCCCGTAGTTCGTGTTCAGCTTTTCGCGCAGCCTCGCCTCCCGGCGCTCCCGCGCGGCCTGCGCGATCGCTTCCATGCATATCGTTTTGCACATACTTTTCTCCTTTCTCCGGCCCTCTTCCGGGCACAGGCAGCGGTGCCTTTCCGCTGCCCGGCCCGCTCTCGCGGAAACAAAAAAGAGGAGATGTTCCGGGTGCCCTGCACCCGGAAGAAGGCCGGCTTCTCCGATGTATCAGCCCGCTTCTCCGTTCCCGCGTTCCCCCGCGACATTCGCCAGATCACAGCGCGCCCCAAGCTCCCCAGCAACGCACCCGCGATCCGGCGTGTTGTATTTGCACACTTGTTTGCAAGCGCCATCGTCCATTCTCGCGCCGCAGTGGCAATACGGATATTTCCTCGGCATTTTAAGCTGCGAGTTATACGATTCGCTTTCTGCGATTGTTTCTCGCCGCCCGCACACAGAGCACACAAACGCGCTAGTCCAATCCCCTTTGCGTAGTAACTTCCACCGCCCATGCACCACCGGCGCAACGTCGGCGGCGGGTGTGCGCCGCACAATGTTTCGAATGAGTTTTTTGGCAGTTCCGATTGTAACGGCGGCTTTTTCATCCTCTGGCGCATCCGGCTTCACTAATGCAAGTGCCGCTTCTCGCTTGATGTATTCATCCATTCCGCGCCATCCTTTCCAGCCAGTCGATTATCTGATCTTCGACCTGAACCCTTCCTTGGTAGAATCCCATAGACATGACATTGCCAACGCTTTCGGCTATAACGTAGTTCTCATCATCGTTCTGTCGCTGTCTTTTTAAGTGCTTAAGCTGGAAACCCAGCGCTGCGTTTTTTGCGGCCAGAATCTTGTTTCCGTACTGTCTCTGGCCAATGTCCGGAGCTTTGTTTACGACATTCTCGATCACTTGCAGCACCCGCAAGACTGTATCAGCATCGCAGACATCTGTGTTCCACATTTTGATGTTTTTATATTCTTCAAGCGTTTTCAGCATCCACTCGCTGCTTATGTAGCGCTCAGCCATTATCCAGCCTCTCTTTCAGCCGTTCTACCTTTCGCCTGCGCTCATTGCGCACATCATCCGTGCAGCAAAACAGCAGCTTCATCTGCTCGAGCATGATCTCCACGTCGGCGATCTCCTCGGCAATATGCTCGAACGAACCCCGTCCGCGCAGGTACTTGCACAGCTCCTTTTGCAGCTCGCTCATTTCCTCAAACACCATCGCAATCTGTAGGGTAGATCCGTAGGTGTCCAGCGCTCTCTGCAGCACTTCCGTTTCGTTTATGTACTCACCCATTCCGCTTCACCTTCTCCCCGAATGCCTCCAGCAGCTTCTCCGCAGCCGCTCGCAGCTTTGTCTGGTTCTCGCCGCTGGCCTTTGCGATCAGCGCCAGCATGTCGTTCAGATTCCCCTGCACAGTGTCAAACACGATCTTGAACTGCGCCACCGTCACGTCGCTCATCTCCAGCCTCCGGCGCGCCTCCTGCAGCTCCAGCTTCAGACCGTCGCGCTCCTTTGCCACGTCCTCCGCGGCGGTTTCCAGCTTTGCTTCCGCCGCCTTTGCCGTCTCTTCCGCCTGCTCGCGCGCCTTTTCCGCCTTCTGCAGATTCTTTCCCAGCCGCTCAAGCTCTTTCTGTGCCGCCGCCTTTTCTTCCGCGCGCGCCTTGGCCACAGCGCCCTCGTCCACCTGCACGGCCACCTCAACCGGTCGGCTCTCCAGCGTGTGGATGTTCTCCTGCAGCGCCCGGATCTGCGCCTGTGTCTCCTCCAGCTCCCGTCGGCGCGTCTCGGCCTCCTGCGTCGCCGTCTCGGCGTCCTTTTTCAGCCGCTCCGCCGCGCCCATCTGTTCCGCCAGCTTTTGCTCGTACAGATCCCGCTCGGCCTCGGCATCCTTCTTCGCCTGGATCAGCTCGTCCAGTTCCCGCGCCGACATGTGCTCCACGTCGTGCTCCTCGGCGAAGCTCTCCCGCTCGTTTTCCGGCAGTGCGAGCAGCCGCAAAGCATTGGAAATGCTCAAATTATTCAACGTTGGGTAATTTGATTCCGCCCCAAAAAGGGTCTGCTGCTGCGCCCCGTATTCGCGGTACAGCGTCATAAAGCGCGATGCCGTGCTCTGGCTGAATTCCGTCTGCGCCTTCAGGTACGGCAGCCACTCCCCGTGGCCGATCATCTCCTTCACCTCGCATAGGCGGCGGCCGATCTCGATGCCGAACCACAGCGTCATCTGCTTTGCCTGTGCCGTCAGACCACGGATCTCCGCGCCCACGGTCTCCGGCGTCCTTGTCAGTTCATTCATGCCGTTTTCTCCTTTGCTTCCAGTATTGGCTGCTTCTGCTTGTTGCGGCGGCTGCCTGCGCGCACCCAGCCGAGCCACGCATCCAGGAACCATGCGTACCGCTCCTCCGGATCCTGCGCATGGTTATAGCCCTCGTTCTTGTAGCCGTGGATCTGGCGGATCGTGTCCTTCCCCGTCAGCTCGATCGTCATCCACGGTCGCTCCGGTCGCTTCTCGTGCCGCAGGAACAGGATCGTCGTCTTCCCGTTCATGTGCCGCGCGGCGTAGCCGCCCACACAGTGGTGCAGCGTCTTGCCCTCGCGCACGATCTCGCTGCCGCTCTTCGGTACCACGATGCGCAAGCCGCTCATGGCAAACTCGTACTTCCGGCACAGCGTCTTGTACCGCTTCGCATAGGCCGCAGTCGCGGCCTGGTCCTTCCGGATCTCCAGCAGCTCAGCCGCCGCGTCGTGCCGTTCCCGCAGATCTTTCGGCATGGCCACCGTTGCCTCCTTCAGATCATAGCCCAGCTCGCGCGCCATGCGCAGATAGTCCGCCCACAGCTGCACGCCCGTCTTGCTCCCGGCGTATCGCGCCGCCTTCTCCAGCTTCACGCCGGCCGTCTCCGCGCACTCCTTGCACGCTTCTGCCATCCGTCCCCCGCCGAGCTTCCGGCAGAGATGGATGTACACATCCGGTGTCAGCTCCGGCGCGGTCTCTCGCCAGCTTCTCAACGTCTCAAAGTCTCCGCCAGACTGCAGCCATGCGCGCGCCTCTTGCTTGCTCATCCGCATGAAGTCTGCCGGGGTGCGCGCACTCCAGTTCAGGATCCGCGCGTTTTTCACGCCGCTCACCACAAGCTGTGTCACCGCGTCCCCGAGGCCGAGCTTCACGGCCATTTCGATCTGCGGCCACATCGCGTAGGCCGCCAGATAGGTCACAGCCCACTTCACCGGCTCGTCCCAGCGCTCCGCAAGCTCGTAGCACATCCAGTCCTCGATCTGGCAGTAGCGCCACGCCTTCGTCTCGCTCAGCGCATCCGTGCCGATCACGGTATAGTCGCCCTGATAGCACGCCCAGCCCATCATGTTCGGCTGAAACGGCTCTGACACTGTGGCCTTCGCCTTCCAGTACGGTAGCGTCCACTCTCCGCAGCTCCATTCCCGCGTCTGCTCCCACATCTGCACCGTCCCCGGCGCGAGATAGTAGGCTTTCTGCCCCCAGCAGTTCATGTCGTAGTAGATGCCGTCATAGATCAGGCCCTTCGTGTAGCTGATCTCGATCTGCATCGCCTCGATCAGCAGCGCCTCGCCGCTGCGGCGCAAAAACGCAACATGCGTTTCTTCCCGCAGGGAGCGCATCCGCTCTCCATACTTGCCGATGGCGTTCCATCTGGCCACCTGCCCGCAAAACGGACAGCTTCCCTCGCTGCCGTGCTTCGGCCCGTGCTTGCCGATGATCCCGTGCTGGCGGCAGCACGTCGCCCACACCTCGCGCTCATTGCCATAGGTCTCGAAAAACACGTGCGGCGTGAACAGATCGTGCACTGCGTCCTCTTCCTCCTGCGTCGGGTAGTGCCAGAACTTCCCCAGGATCTCCTCGTGCCGTTCCGGCAGCAGGTTGCACTTTAAGTACCGCATGGCTCACACCCCGAAGAAGTCGTCCAGCTTCAGCAGCAGGCCCTCCGGCTTCGCGTCATCACTGCACAGGCGCACGCGCATCGTCGTTTCGATCTCCGCGCCCGGGAAGTAGAACTGCACCGCCTTGCGGTACGCCTCGATGTCCGATATGCTCCCGCCCACGCCTTTTGCCACGGCTTGCATGCACTCCGGGAAGCTCCCGCCCTGCGCCACGGCCTGCGCAAACTCGCCATCATCCGCGCAGAACTTCTCCAGCGCCTCGCGCACGGCCGGTGCCATGGCGCGTTCCTTGTTTCCGCTCAGTCCCTTGTCATCGCGCAGCCGCTCGATGGCTTTCTCGTAAAATTCGTTCATAGGCACATCTCCTCTTATCATTCTCACAGCTCTCGGCGGTTCCACCGCGTCTCGGCGATCCCCGCGCTCGCGCTGTATCCGCTCATCAGTCTGCATTCCGCGTTCTCGCACTGCACCCAGTACGCCGCGTGTTCGGCGTCGCCGGTCCTGTGCATCCGCGCTCTCGCCCCGCAGCATGGGCACCGCTCCAGGTACATCCGCCCGCGCCTCCTCACAGCCCAGCGTCCCGCAGTGTCTCCTGCAGGAAGCTCAGCTGCTGCCGCAGGTCGTCGATCGTGCGCTCCTGCTTTGCCATCGTGCCTGAAAACTGCAGTGCCTTCTTCTGCTCCTGACAATAGCGTTCCTCCGCTTTCTCGCGCAGCTCATGCTCCTGCTCGGCGTAGTCGCACAGCTTGCTCACCGTGTACCGCGCCGCCGGCGAAAAGTCCGCGCTCGA